TTCGACACTCTGACTCCTCCTGTCAAACTATAAATAGTCAACTGCAAAAATTCATTTTTCCATTAAACTATATCAGTAATTTAATTTCCATACTTCGCAATCGCATTCTTGTGGATATGGATTTTAAGCGGGAAACCTGTTCGCACCATGAGGATGTTTATGTCAATTATGATGTTGCGAAGTATAAAGAGACAAGTCGTCTTCGCTGGAACCCATATAAAAACGAGCCGATTGTCAACGCCGGAGAACTCTGCTATGTATGGCGACGCATCGTAAATGAGGACGAGTCCAGGCAAATCGCTCTAATGGAGCTGTTTGAGAAACATCCTAAAATGATCGTCTTCTACAATTTCGACTACGAGCTTGATATTCTGAAAAATCTCTACTATGGAGAAAATGTTGAGATTGCAGAATGGAACGGTCACAAGCATCAACCGATCCCGACTTGCGACAGTTGGGTGTATCTGGTTCAGTATACTGCTGGAGCCGAAGGTTGGAACTGCATTAGCACAGACACCATTGTGTTCTACTCGCAGAATTACTCCTACAAAATTATGAAGCAGTCAGCTGGGCGAACCGATCGCTTAAATACTCCGTTCAAAGATTTATATTACTACCATTTGAAATCCCGTTCCGGCATTGATTTGGCTATCAGTCGAGCGTTAAGCGAAAAGCGGAATTTCAACGAAACCAAGTATGTCGGCAGCTATAAACCCAAAGCTGCCTGAGAAAGGAGAAAAGATGATAACAATTGATGTCGCGGAGTATTGCTCTGCTTGCATGGACTTCGATCCAGATGTTCAACGACCGCAAAAAGCATACGGAATGAGTGAAGAGATCGTCATATCCGACACGGTCATTCGATGCTCAAATCGAAATCGGTGCAAAAACATTGAGCGATACCTGAGAAAGAAGGTGACGGACGATGGCGTTGGTAAGACTGACGAAGCAATGCCGTGAATGTCCTTTTGTCGAGACCTGTGAGCACAAGAAAATGGAAGCATTGGGGTATTTACCAGAACCGATTATGGCAGATGTCAAAGCCCCGGTTACTGCTAATATAGCAGCTCCCATTTTGAGAGAAAACTGTAAGCCGTGTAGTAGACGGCAAAGTTGTAACAATGTATAAGGACGAATTGGAGAAGATCCTCTATAAAGATTTATATTCTCATCTCGGACTTCAGTTTGGAGGCTGAATATGCATAACAATACCAACAATTCAGACAGAATGAATACTGTCGCTTATAAAATCGGGCAGGCTATCGCGCTAGTAGCTTGTCTTTGTGTTTCTGCCATCGTCATTGCTTTAACTGTGAAGTGCATCCTGTGGATTTTGTAAGGAGGTTTTGCAGATGAATGAAGAAAAGGAAGTCTATTTTGACCAGTATTGTAAATCTTGCAAGTACCATGGTCTTGAAGAGTCCAAAGACCCGTGCAATGACTGTCTCGCAGAACCCAGCAATACAAATTCCCACAAACCGATGAACTATGAAAGCAAAAACAATTCTTGATGCCGAGAAAAAGGATGCGATTGATATTGCAACGGAACTTTGCTATAGCGAAGAAGTCAAGAAAAAAATTGCACAGGCAAAATCTGTTTACGAAATTGGTCGCATCCTTAAACAAGCACGGCTCGATCAAGAGTGATATTTCTGAAAGGAGAAATCATGCAAATATATATTGGAGAACGGCAGAGTGGAAAGACTACTATGCTCATCGAAATGTCTGAAAAGACCGGAGCCACCATTGTTGTGGCTACTTATCCAATGGCCAATTACATTCAGTTACTTGCTGCTCAGATGGGTAAGAAAATTCCTGTTCCTATCACGGTGACGAACTATATCCGTCTTCTCGCAAGAGGCGGCCTTGGTAAGAGCGAGAAGTATCTCGTAGACGAGCTTCAGATGATGCTCTCTGCTATGAATGTCGAAGCTGCTACGGTTGACTGCAACTGCATTGAGGTTCTTCGCGGTCAACAGAAAGAAGGTTTGTAATGGCCGGGCTTAAAATGAATGTTGAGTTCCCAACGCGCCTTGTTGAATTCAAAGATGGTGTTCGCCGTGTTGACCCTGTTTCCATCAAGTTCTGCGATGAGGAGAACGCCAATCTATGTGCGCTTGTAAAGCACAACGAGGCGTTAAGGAAAGGAGAAGCAAATGTTGAAAATTGAAAACACCGAGGTTATGGGCTGGGAGCACGCCATTCGTGGTATGAGGAACCCTAAGAACTCTTGGGAGAAGAGTGATAGTGGTTATTGCGATACGATCGGGGATAAATTCGGTGATGTTATAAAACCCGAAAATTATCGTCTTGGTCCTAACGATTTCGACCTTATGTCTCGTCTTCGCAATGCCGGTACCGATCATCGTAAGTTCATGCGGATGATTACTGTCTATCTCGACATCACTGCCCCGCTGTACTGGTGGAAGGAGTTTGATACTTATAAGGTTGGTACGGTTGCGAACTCCTGCTCTACGATGCACAAAATCGCGGATAAGGAATTCACACTGGACGACTTCAGCTATGAGCATCTGAATTGCGAACCCTATCACCGTGACTGGATTGAGAGTGCAACCGTCGATGAAGATATCACTTCGCCACACAAGGTATGGATGACGCCTCTTGATATTCTTAGATGCACGATTGAGATGCTAAACGCATATCGCGAAAGCTACCTTGAAACCAAGGATAAGCAGGATTGGTGGCAGATGATCCAGCTCCTACCGAGCTCTTACAACCAGAAGCGAACGGTCATGCTGAACTATGAGGTCCTGGCGAACATCTATAAGTCCCGTCGGAACCACAAGCTCGACGAGTGGCATACGTTCTGTGACTGGATTGAGAGCCTGCCTTATTCTGAGCTGATTACTGGCGAAAAGAAAGGATGAAAGATGATGAAATTCGTAGTAAATCAGCTTCCTTATTACGGAGAGCTGTGTCCACTATGGACGATGTGCAGTAAAAACGCAAAGGAACATGAATGCCCGAGATACTGGGATAAATATAAAGTCTGCTCGGATGAAAACCCACATGAATGTGAGCACCTTATCGAGACGGAGAAACTCTAATAAACGGTTTCCTGCACGAAAAATACACCCCCTATTATGAAAGGAGGTAACACACAATGAATTATTTTCTGGCAGTTAATGATCGGCAACTCGGCACTTGTTTGAGAATGCTGTTTGCTGAAAAACTTCAACCTGCTGTCCAAACCGTGTTGAACGAAAAGGGCAAGATTGAGTTTCACATCAGCATTGCAGCAGATCAGGAAGTGTTCGAAGAGCTGAACGAACGCTACAAGATCATGATTTCGTAAGTTACTCGGTTTCAAAGGTAAAGGGGCCGTAACAAGCCCCTTTACCTTTGTTATATTTGTGGTAACATACTATAAGGAGGCGATGCCGATGAAAGTCAAATCCAGAATGTCCTGTCCGGTTCGAAGAAAAGACGGCACATGGACAACTGTTATCAGAGAATTTGAAGAAGATATTCCGGATCTTGGACGAGAAGAGCTTATCTGCAACAAATGTGGGCGCCCTGATTATCCGAAATGTAAGGAAACGGTTTGTGAAGCCTGGAAATACCACAAATCGAAAAATTAACAGGTTATGTAAGAGCTGAGGTTAAACCTTGGCTCTTATTTTTTGTGTAAAGGAGAAAAACATGCTTGCCAGAGAAGCGACAAAAGCGGATATTCAGGCTGTTCGTGACCGTCTGCGGGAAGCAAAAGAACAACGTCAGCTTGATATTCAAATAAACCAGGCTATTGCACTGGTAAATCGTAATCACAGGAGGAAAAAATATGACGCCGAACGACTATCAGCAGGCAGCTCTTCGCACAGCCCCAGGAGATTTACCGCCTGAGAGACTTCTGCTCAATGGCTTAATGGGACTGAACGGAGAAGCCGGCGAAGCAATTGATATTTTGAAAAAACATCTGTTTCAGGGGCACGAACTGGACACTGCACATATGGCTAAAGAGCTTGGAGATGTGGCTTGGTATCTCGCTGTAAGCGCAAACGCCATTGGGTACGACCTTGAAACCATCATGCAGATGAATGTGGATAAACTGAAAGCCAGGTATCCAGACGGTTTCGACGCTGAACACAGTCTGCATCGCGATCAGGATGATATTTAAGGAGGGTTTTCTATGAATGAACAATTCGGAGAAAAGGTAAAAGCTATTTTTGATAGCATTACCGTTCTTCAGGCAAAAGATAGCGATTTGAAACGAGATAACGCCAACATCAACGGTGACTCCCCTATGGGGGCTATGCTGCAATATGGTGCCAATACTGCCAAGGAGTACAATTTGGAGTATTTGATTAAACCTGCAATTGCGGAACTCCACCGTGATGGTTGGATTCATATACACGATCTTGACTTCTATGCATGGACGACGACCTGCACGCAGATTGAGCTTCGCAAGCTCTTCAAGAATGGATTCAATACCGGTCATGGTCATCTGAGAGCACCAAAAAGCATCGGCTCATATGCTGCTTTGGCTGCCATTGCCATTCAGTCTAATCAAAATGACCAGCATGGTGGACAGAGTGTCGTGGACTTCGATTATGCTATGGCCGAGGGTGTCCGTTACACCTATCAAAAATACTTGAAAGAAGGTTATGAGATTTGTGAACGCCTCAACGATCTGAAAGATAAAGCATGGATTCTCGACTATGCCATGGAAAAGACTACTCGCGATACTTATCAGGCTATGGAGGGGTTTATTCATAATCTGAATACCATGCATTCCCGTGCCGGCGCTCAGGTTCCGTTCAGCTCTATTAACTATGGCACAGATACATCTTGGGAAGGTCGTCTTGCTATTGAGCAGCTTCTGCTTGCTACAGAAGCAGGACTCGGTCATGGCGAAACACCTATCTTCCCGATTCAGATTTTCCGTGTCAAGGAGGGAGTCAACTATAATCCCGATGACCCGAATTATGACCTGTTCAAACTGGCGATGAAGGTCAGTGCAAAGCGGCTGTTTCCTAACTTCGCTTTCATTGATGCACCTTTCAATCTCCAGTATTACAAGCCCGGTCATCCTGAAACGGAGGTTGCCTACATGGGCTGCCGTACTCGTGTAATGGGTAATGTTTATGACCCGTCTCGTGAGATCGCTCCCGGCAGAGGTAATCTGAGTTTCACTTCTATCAATCTTCCGAGGCTGGCTATTGTGGTTGATGGTGATATTCCTCAGTTTTTCAAACTGCTTGACGGAATGCTCGACAAAACCATGCAGCAGCTTCTTGACCGATACGAGATTCAAGCGTCAAGAGTAGTTAAAAACTTTCCATTCCTCATGGGAGAAGGCGTATGGATGGACTCTGACAAGCTTGGGCCGGATGATGAAGTTGGAGAGGTGCTGAAACACGGAACACTCTCTATCGGTTTCTGTGGGCTTGCAGAGTGTCTTGTGGCATTAACAGGGCATCATCATGGTGAAGATGAAGCATCTCAGGAACTCGGCTTAAAAATCGTAAAATATATTCGGAACTACTGTGATGAGAAAAGCAAGCAGTTTGGCATGAATGTAACTTGTCTTGCTACTCCTGCTGAAAGCTTAGCCGGACGCTTACTTAGAGCTGACCGAAAAGAATTTGGCATTATTAAGGGAGTTACCGATCGTGAATACTACACCAACAGTTTTCATGTTCCGGTCTATTATCATCTCCCGGCTCTTAAGAAGATCGACATTGAAGCTCCATACCATGCTCTTACCAACGCCGGTCATATTTCTTATGTAGAACTCGACGGTGATCCGACCAAAAACCTGGCTGCTTTTGAGCGAGTCGTAAGACACATGAAAGAAGCTGGCATCGGTTACGGAAGCATCAATCATCCTGTAGACCGAGATCCTGTCTGCGGTTATAACGGTATTATCAATGACACCTGTCCCTGCTGCGGACGGAGCGAAGCCGATGGAGTTCCATTCGAACGCATTCGCCGTATTACTGGATATTTGGTCGGAACTCTTGATAAGTGGAACGACGCTAAGCGTGCGGAGGAGCGAGATCGTGTCAAGCATGAAGTTGATTCGAATTTCGGGGATTGAGCCGGAGTCCATTGTCGATGGAGAAGGCATCCGATATGTGATATTTACACAGGGTTGTCCTCATCATTGCCCCGGCTGTCATAATCCTCAAACTCACCCGTTCGGTGGCGGAAAACTCGTGTCGATCGAAGATATACTCGATGATATTTCAAAAAGAAAAAAATGGATAGACGGCATCACCCTTTCCGGAGGTGAACCATTCTGTCAGATTTACCAGTGTGCTCTGATCGCTGAAAAAGCTCATGAAATGGGGCTTAGCGTTTGGTGCTACACTGGTTATCTTTTTGAAGACTTGTACAGGCAAGGCATCGAGCTTCTGAAACATATTGATGTGCTTGTTGACGGCCCGTTTGTACAGGCTGAAAAATCGTTGGATCTTGACTTCAGAGGAAGCCGCAATCAGCGGATAATTGATATTCCGGAAAGCTTGAAAGAAGGCGTAGCAATCTTGAAACAAACTTAGAAGAAAGGAGTACCTGCATCATGGCGAACACTACTAATCCTCGACGAAATGCCGAAGGATATTCTGACCCGACCGCTTATGAAGCCCTCAAGAATATTGAGCGTGAAGAAGACGAAAGATTTCATAGGCTGCTGCATACACTGTTTTACTTGTGTGAGTTGGCTGACTTCGAGATCGAAGGTCGGATTATTCTGGTTGATAAACGGAACGGACGGGTTTGGAGATGAGAGAAATGAGTCCGTACATACTTGAAAATTGTGTAAATTTTAGCCCACTTTTGTTTGGTGGATTCGGGCAAAAGCCCACTTTTGAAAAAATTTTTGAGCGTGTACGGACAATTTTCTTGAAAAAAGCCCAGAAAAAGTGGGCAAAAGCCCGGTTTTGAAAACCAAAAGTGGGCAGAAAAATTCGGAGGCATTTTCTGAAAATGGCACTTTTTAGGCGTTTTTTGCCCCAAAATGGCCGATTTGCGCCGATTTGAAATTT